TGTACGAATACGGGCATATACATGATGCAGAACTGCCTTGGGTCGGGCTAAATTGGGATGATATTCCTGATGTTTTTGTTGGTGACATTGCTTTTATGCAAGGTGCAAAATGGGCGCTTGCCAAACTCAAGGAGAAGAACGGTGGATAGAGTAAAAATTATTACAACGCTTAAGTGGGTGCATGACCTATTGCAATTTAATGGTATCACCGCGCCGCTTGAAGACCTTGATGACATCATCATGATGCTGAAGAAAGAGAGCCTCGCGGATCTTATACGGGAGAAGAACGCATGAATGAAGAAGAAGCATGGCAGGAACTTGAGCGCAAGCAACGCAAGGCAGAGGAGCAACACACCACTACCGAAGCTCAGGTCAAGGCAATGGAATTTATTAACGATCACGCAAGCGAGCTAGGTATCATGACGCTACGCAAAGCGTTTGAGATTGGCTACCGCAGAGGTGTGTATGCAGAAACATGGAGACGAGATGCCACACATAAATCTTAGGGCGCAGAACCCTACCATCGTACAAGAAGGGCTAAAGGAACTTGGCGAAGCGCTTGCCAACGATTTAGCTGAGCATGTTAACTTACCTGTTGCGACTGTCTCTGCTGTACTGGCTGAGTTGTATAGACGAGGCATGGTGCACATCTCTGGGTGGTCACGCAACAAGCAAGGCACGCCGATCAAAATATACGGTTGGGGTGAGGGTGACGATATCAAGCAACCGCTCAAGACATCGAAGCCAAAGAAAGAAGAAGCAGTCGTAGAAGTTCAACTACCGTGGCCCCGCTGTGACGTGGCTGCATCTTGGATAAGGAGTACAGCATGAAGAACCCACAATTTTTAGGTGACACCTACAACATGAACCATGACATGGAAGCCGCGCAAGAACGCCGAGAAAGCGTTAAGCATCAGATAGACGGGGCACTTGCTAAGCTACGTGCCAAGGACAAACAAGTTGGCGGTGACCACTACAAAGCCATGGGTGTCGAGCCTTGGGATGTGATTGATACTTGGTCTCGTGAGCAACGTATCGGTGCATACCGAGCAGGGGCGCTGAAGTACATCATGCGCATGGGCAGTAAAGACGAGAACGCTCAAGAGGTTGGCAAGGGTCTGCACTACCTTGAGAAGCTCCTCGAGGTGTTAAAGGATAACAAATGAATGACGAGGACTTGAGGGACTTGTTTGCAGGGTTGGCTTCTATTGGTTGCATAATTAGGATGAAGTCTTTTCCTTTTGATGTGATTGCTCAACGGTCTTATGATTTTGCAGACGCAATGATCAAAGCCAAGTACGCAGAACCCGATGAACCCGAGGTCGGCATAGCCGCCGTTGTAAAACGTACTAGGAAAAAGAATGTCGAGAACACCTGAAGGCAAAGTGAAGGACGCCGTCACTAAGATTCTGAAGGCGCGGGGTGCGTACTACTTCTACCCTGTAGCCGGTGGGTTCGGACGAAGCGGCATACCCGACATCATCATCTGCTACAAGGGGCAGTTCATAGGCATAGAATGTAAAGCACAAGGCAACACGCCTACGCCCTTGCAACTAGCCGAGATGGGGAAGATAGACAAGGCGCGAGGTTTGACTATGGTGGTGGACGAGCGCAACGTATCTTGGGTCAGCCACACTCTCGATGCCATAGATGACATTCACTTAATGAGGAAACAACCATGACTAACAAAGAAGAAGCATACACAGCACTACAGAGCGCGATTCACTCATGCACCGAAGAAGATTCGGATCGTGTGGCTGTGGTGGTGCTCATTGATAACAAAGCCGATACGGTACGTGTGTATGGGCTGAACATTGACGCCGAAGAAGTACCACAGATGCTAGTGGACGTTGCACAAGAAGTTTACGAGAAGGCGGCTATGGCGTACGCCGCACACCGGACGCTTAACTAATGAAGATACTTGTCGTTGATTTTGAGACACGTTGGGATAGCAAAGAGTACACGCTATCTAAGATGACCACCGAAGAATATATACGCGACCCTAGGTTCAAAGCATTCGGCTTAGGCGTCAAGTTCCACGGAGAAGAAGGAAGCCTATGGATACCGCACGATAAGATACCGAAGTTCCTCAAGCGTATTGATTGGTCGCAGACCGCGTTGCTTGCGCATAATGCCCAGTTCGATGTAGCCATCCTGTCGTGGGTGTACGGCATTAAACCCGCGTTCATCTACGACTCGCTGAGCATGGCGCGTGCCTTGCGTGGGGTGGAGGTTGGTAACAGCTTGGCAAAGCTTGCAGAAGAGTTCGGGTTACCGGCTAAGGGCAAGGCAGTACACAACACCAACGGGCTAGCAGAACTTACGCCTGAGATAGAGAAAGAACTTGCTGACTACTGCTTGCATGACGTGTTCCTGTGCGAGGAGGTGTTCAATCGGTTGGCGGTTGACTACCCTGAATCGGAGCTTGCGCTCATTGACATGACGCTACGTATGTTTACCGAGCCTGTGCTAGGGCTCGACAAGGAGATGTTGAGTGAAGCCATTAAAGACGAGAAGGATAAAAGAGAAGGTCTTCTTGCGAAGCTTGAAGCTGAAGAGGCGGCGCTCGCTAGTAATGAACAGTTTGCGCAAGTACTGTTGGCGATTGGGGTCGAGCCCCCACGCAAAATCAGTAAGACGACAGGCAAAGAGACTTATGCGTTTGCTAAGAGTGACGCGCTTTTCCAAGCCCTCCTCAACGGCGACAATGAGGAAGTTTCATTACTATGCGAAGCACGTCTTAAAGTCAAAAGCACCCTTGAGCGTACACGTGCGCAGCGTTTTCTTGATATTGCAGGACGAGGCACGTTACCTGTCCCTCTTAACTACTACGGCGCACACACCGGACGGTGGTCGGCATCGAAAGGTTCGTCCCTCAACCTACAGAACCTCAAGCGTGGATCGTTTCTGCGCAAGTCAATCTGCGCACCAGATGGGTACAAGTTGGTCGTCGCCGACCTCTCGCAAATTGAGCCTAGAGTTCTGGCGTACCTTGCGGATTACAAAGAACTACTTCACATCTTCGCCTCTGGTCAGGATGCGTATGCCGCGTTCGGCGCACAAATGTTCGGCATACCTAATCTCAGCAAGGATACCCACCCCGATCTACGGCAAAGCGCGAAGTCTGCACTACTGGGATGCGGATACGGGATGGGCTGGGCGTCATTTGCCGCGCAGTTACTTACAGGGTTCCTAGGCGCACCCCCTACAAGATACGACAAGAAGTTTGCACGAGTGCTTGGGGTGTCGGCAGAAGACGTCAACGACTTCATAACCTACGAGAAGAACCTTGAGTTGATGGCGGCTATCCCCCGCACGTGTACGGACAGCGAGTTGTTGGTGCATTGCGTGTGTGCCAAGAAGATCATCGACAAGTACCGTGATGCGGCGCAGGATGTTCAAGCCCTGTGGACGCTGTGCAACGAGTTGATAGGACGTAGTTTGTTTAACGGCAAGCAGTACAAATATAAGTGTCTAACCTTTGACAAAGAGCGTATAATGTTACCTAGCGGGTTATCCCTGCGCTACCCACAGCTACACCAACACGTCCTCAACAACAAGGCGCAATGGGTGTACGGTGAGCACGGTAAGAAGTTATACGGAGGCAAGCTTGTCGAAAACATCGTACAAGCGGTGGCTAGGTGCGTCATGACGGACGGTATGTTGCGGATTCAAGAGCGCTATCGTTGTGTCCTGACCGTACACGATGAAGCCGTGGTGCTTGTACCGGAGCATGAAGTAGAAGAAGCAGAGCCTTGGGTGTTACAGCAGATGACCGCAGACCCTTGGTACATGCCGGGTATACCGCTCGATGCGGAAACGGGTAGTGCAGTACGTTATGGAGATGCAAAATGAAGCAACAGAACAGACCGAAGAAGGCGCATGCTATTCCAAGTAGCGTCAAGGTCGGTGACAAGAAGTACACAGTTGAGCGCGTGGAGGTCATTGCGGGTCTGCGTGGGGATGTTACCTACGAGACCAAGACTATCCGTATTGCTGCCCGTAGTGCGGGGTATGCGTACACTAGCGAGGAGCAGTTCAACACGTTCTGGCATGAGCTTACTCACGCCATACTGCGTGACATGAACAGCCACTTGGAAAGTAACGAGCGGTTCGTCAAAGCTTTTGCTGACAGACTGACGAACGCAATCACATCAGCTAAGTTTGAGTAAGCCATGAACAAACCTATCAAGTGGTCGCACTCCGGTCTCAAAGATTACGAAGGCTGTGCAAGACGTTTCTACGAAGTCAAGGTGCTGAAGAACTTCCCGTTCACCGACACCGTCCATACCATCTACGGTAAGGAAGTACACAAGTCCGCAGAAGAATACGTCCTGAACGGCACGCCCATGCCGCCCGAGCATGCGTTTATGCAACCCTTAGTAGACGCCTTGATTAAGAAGAACGGGCGCAAGCTACCCGAGCATGAGATGGGCGTGACAGTTGACCTGCGCCCCTGTGACTTCAAGTCAGAAGATGTTTGGGTACGTGGCATCGCTGACTTACTTATCATTGACGATGATGACCTCAAGGCGTGGGTGTTCGACTACAAGACGGGCAACAACAAGTACCCTGATCGCGACCAGTTGATCCTGATGTCTTTGATGGTGTTCGTACATTTCCCGCACGTGCGCCAAGTCAACTCAGCCTTGCTCTTCGTAGTAAAAGATTCTATAGTTAAGCACAGTATGCTTCGTGGCGAAGCCGAAGAGCATTGGAATAACTACCGTGAGCGTGTTGCACGTCTTGAGCAGTCTCACGCCGCCAACGTCTGGAACCCTACACAAACCCCGCTTTGTGGGTGGTGTCCTGTACGCAGTTGTGAATTCAACAAGAAACATTAGTCTCGGTCATCTCTTTCTTTCGGAGTCTTTATGCCCTACGTCAACAAACCCCGTCCGTACAAACACGAGTACGAAACGTACGATGGAACGGAAACAGTAAAAAAGAAACGTGCTCAACGTAACAAAGCAAGACGCATGCTCGAGCGTGAGGGCGTAGTGCATAAAGGTGATGGCAAAGACGTTGACCACAAGACGCCTCTGAGTAAGGGCGGCACAACGACTCGCAGTAACTTACGCGCTGTACCGGCTAGCAAGAACAGATCAGTCAAGCGCAACAAAGATAGCAGTTTGAAATAAACAATCCCACCAAGGAGCAACAGATGTCAACAAACTACAATCACTACAACCCTTTCGCACAACTAGGACAAGCTGTTGGTATACACATAGGCAATGGTGCTATCGGTGGAACGGGCGGATCAATCGGTATTGCAAATGCTACAACACAACAAGCCCTCGCCTACCAACAAGCGCTTCAAGCACAAGCAATTAACGAAAAATCGCCCGAGCATGCGTTTGATCCTAAAAACCCTGCATGGGACGCATCCATCTCTACTATCTCTGACCTCTGGCTTGCCAAGTTCGGTAATGAGTGGGTGTCAGAAGACGTCTTGAACCATGATAATTTCTTTTCAATAATCGCAACTCGTTTATATAAATTAAACCGTTTAGAAAAACATAACGTCCCTAACACATTCCACCCCGTCTACCGAATCGTGGAGTAGCCATGGCGATTTCACGACAAGACCTTTTAAAAGAATTGCTACCCGGACTCAACGCTTTATTTGATGTTGCGTACCACGGCGACCCCGCATCTTGGTTTAAGGAGAAAAAAGTTTTTGGCGTACACGATAGAGAGTTAAGAGAAGTACCCCTACCCTCCCTGCACGATCTGTGGCTTGCTCGTTTTGGTGAAACCGTATCGGTAGAAACACTACGCGACAGCAACATCTTTGAAAAAGATAGTTACATGGACGCTGTTGGCACAGAGCTTAATAAATGGGGGTACTTGACTTACGACATAGCAACCGAAATATTCACACTTCACGATAAGCCAACCTATGCAAATCCTCGACAACAAAGCAGTAGTATTTAAAACACGTTCGCCCACCAAGTACAGCATCATCCCCAAGAGCAAGATCGTAGCCGAGAGCAACGGCGTCTACGAGATGGCGGTGTACTGGGGGATTGACGAAGCGCGTGTCTTGCGCAACCTAGGTGTGAAGGGCATACAGTCACCGATCACCGCACGCTATAACTGGCCCGGCAAGCACAAACCGTTTGCGCATCAGGTTGATACAGCCTCGTTCCTCACGTTGAACAGACGTGCGTTTGTGTTTAACGACCCCGGGACTGGCAAGACATTGTCTGCTCTGTGGGCGGCTGATTACCTGATGTCCTTGAAGAAGGTGCGTAGGTGTCTCGTGCTGTGTCCGTTGTCTATCATGCACGATGCGTGGATGAGTGGTATCGCTAAGAGTGTGATTCACCGCTCTGCTATCGCAGCCCACCACCCGCAAGCTGCGCGGCGTATTGAGATGGTGCAGGGTGACTACGAGTTCGTGATCGTCAACTACGATGGCTTGAACCTAATCGCTGACGAGATTGTGAACGATGCGCGCTTTGATCTGGTCATTGTGGACGAGGCTAACGCATACAAGAACGTGTCAACCAAGCGATGGAAGACACTCAACAAGATACTCAAGCCTGAGACGATGCTGTGGATGATGACGGGTACACCCGCTTCGCAGTCTCCCTTGGATGCTTACGGTCTGGCTAAGTTTGTGAACCCCTCCAAAGTACCGAAGTTCGCTACAGCATGGCGCGACAAGGTCATGAACAAGATCACGATGTTCAAGTGGGTTCCGAAGCTTGGGTCAAGCGAGCTTGTGTTCGATGCACTACAACCCGCCATACGCTACACCAAAGAAGAATGTACTGACTTGCCGCCCGTACTTACTGAGACGCGAGACATCCCTCTCACTCCACAACAAGTTAAGTACTACCGTATGCTCAAGGAACAGATGCTTGTGACTGCGGCGGGGGAGACAATCACAGCAGTCAATGCGGCGGCTAGCGTTAACAAGTTGCTACAGATCAGCGCAGGGGCGGCGTACACAGACGGGCATGAAGTAGTTGAGTTCGACTGTGCGCCAAGGCTTAACGTGTTGTTAGAAGTTCTTGAAGAGACGAGCCGCAAGGTTATTATCTTTGCCCCTTACCGTCACAGCATCACAACGATCAGCGCCCATTTGGAAAAACACAACATTCCGAATGAGTTGATTCACGGTGATGTAAGCGTAGCTAAACGTACTAAGATATTCAAACAGTTCCAAGAGACACCCGAGCCTCGAGTGCTTGTCATACAGCCTCAGGCAGCGTCACACGGTGTCACATTAACTGCGGCAGACACAGTGGTCTTCTATGGTCCAGTAATGTCTGTTGAAACCTATACCCAATGTATTGCTCGTTCAGATCGTATCGGACAAGACTCTACTAAGGTAACGGTTATCCACTTGCAGGGTAGTGAGATCGAGCGTAAGATGTTTAAGCGCCTCGAAGAGCGAGTGGTTGACCACAACATGTTGTTAAAGCTGTACGAAGAAGTCGTAAAATAAATTTGTATCGAAAACCCTAGTTTGGGTTGCATGCCCACCTTTATTGCTGTAAAGTATTTGACACACCAAGGAGCTTTAAAATGTCAGACCAAACCACAGAAGTAGTACCCCTCGATAAACTCGCTCGTGTGTACCGGAAGATTCGTGACAAGATTCAAGTCATGACCAAGGACTACGAGACTGCTGTCGAGGAACTCAAGGCTCAACAAGCCGAGATCAAGAACGCGATGAAAGACCAAATGCTTGCACTTGGTAGCTCATCAATCAAGACACCCGAAGGCACAATTATTTTGGCTCAGAAGGTGCGCTATTACACAGACGATTGGGACTCGTTCAAGCAGTTTGTTATTGAACACGATGCCCTTGATCTGTTTGAGAAGCGTATCCATCAGACCAACATGGTTGCGTTTCTGGGCGAGAACCCCGGCGTAGTACCGTCAGGGTTAAACAGCATGACGGAATTCGATGTCTCCGTCCGCAAGCCAACTAAGTAGTCTATATAAACCTTAAGGAAATTTCTATGAACACTCTAGTCACATTTAATCCCGCGCAAACTCCCTCTTTCGCTCGTACAGGCGAGCTATCTACTGTTGCCAAGTCCCTAACGGGCGGCGGTACTGGTTCTAGCATCAAACGTATTTCGGTAAAGGGCGGCGTGTTCCGTCTGATCGCCGGTGGAAAGGAAGTCGCGTCGATTGACGACCGTCATTTGGATGTTGTGATTGTTAACGCTGCTCCCAAGGTCAGCCGCACGTTCTATGCGGGGCAGTTTATTGAAGGCGAAGCCAAAGCGCCTGACTGTTGGTCTGCTAACGGTGATACACCTGACGCAAGCATTGAGAGCCCACAAGCCGCATCGTGTGCATCATGCCCACAGAACATCAAAGGTTCAGGTCAGGGCGACAGCCGCGCTTGCCGTTATTCACAACGTCTTGCTGTAGTGTTGGCAAACGATGTGGACGGTGGTGATGTTATGCAACTTACTCTTGCCGCTACGTCTATCTTCGGTAAGGAAGAAGGCGATGACAAGCGTCCGTTGCAAGCGTACGCGCGTTACCTTGCCGCGCAGAACATCAGCCCTGAGATGGTTGTTACCCGCTTGAAGTTCGACACCAAAGCCGCTGTGCCAAAGCTGTTCTTCCAACCCGCACGTTGGCTCGATGATATCGAGTACGCCGCCGCGATTGAGAAGGGTCAGTCCGAGGATGCTAAGCGCGCTGTTACTATGACGGTAGCGCAGGTAGACAACGTCAAGCCCGTACAGATCGAAGGCAAGCGTCCTGCCGCCAAACCCGCCCCCAAGGTGCAAGAGCCGGTAGCAGAGGTTGAAGAAGTCGAAGAACCCGAGAAGCGCAAAGCTGCGGCTAAGCCCACAGCTGTACCGAAGAAGTCAGGAAGTCTGGCTTCTGTCGTAGCTGATTGGGACGCAGACGACGAGTAAAGTCTTGGGGGGAAAGTAGAAACTGCGAGTACCCCCACCCGAAGGCACAATCATATTGGCTCAGAAGGTGCGCTATTACACAGACGATTGGGATTCGTTCAAGCATTTTGTTGTTGAACACGATGCCCTTGACCTGTTTGAGAAGCGTATCCATCAGACCAACATGGTTGCGTTTTTGGATGAGAACCCCGGCGTAGTACCGTCAGGGTTAAACAGCATGACGGAATTTGATGTCTCCGTCCGTAAGCCAACTAAGTAGTCTATATAAACCTTAAGGAAATTTCTATGAACACTTTAGTCACATTTAATCCCACGCAAACTCCCTCTTTCGCCCGTACAGGCGAGCTATCTACTGTTGCCAAGTCCCTAACGGGCGGTGGTACTGGTTCTAGCATCAAACGTATCTCGGTAAAGGGCGGTGTGTTCCGTCTTATCGCCGGTGGAAAGGAAGTCGCGTCGATTGACGACCGTCATTTGGATGTTGTGATTGTTAATGCTGCTCCCAAAGTCAGCCGTACGTTTTACATGGGGCAGTTTGTTGAAGGCGAAGCCAAGGCGCCTGACTGTTGGTCTGCTAACGGTGATACACCTGACGCAAGCATTACTACACCACAGGCAGCATCTTGTGCCGCATGCCCTCAAAACATCAAAGGCTCAGGTCAAGGCGACAGCCGCGCTTGCCGTTACTCACAACGTCTTGCTGTAGTGCTGGCAAACGATGTGGACGGTGGTGATGTTATGCAACTTACTCTTGCCGCTACGTCTATCTTCGGTAAGGAAGAAGGCGATGACAAGCGTCCGTTGCAAGCGTACGCTCGCTATCTTGCCGCGCAGAACATCAGCCCCGAGATGGTTGTTACTCGCTTGAAGTTTGATACCAAAGCCGCTGTGCCAAAGCTGTTCTTCCAACCCGCACGTTGGCTCGATGATGTCGAGTACGCCGTTGCGATTGAGAAGGGTCAGTCTGAGGATGCTAAGCGCGCTGTTACTATGATGGTAGCGCAGGT